AGCAATGAAGATGAGGTATGTTCACGCAAACAAAGATAAGGCTGTCCGTCATATTTCATATAACTATCTTTACGATAGAACGCACCTTGTTGCCATTCATTTAAATTTTCTCTGTCACCTTTTGTACTGAATGCTTTTTCGCCTGAAACTTTATCCCATTCCATAGCAAAAAATGTAGGATTGATATCATCATACCCTTGAATTCTGTAACCATATTTTCTTGTTTTAGGTTGTGATATCATTGTCCAAGAACTATAATCAAAAGTAATACTTCCTGATTGTTCTGCTTGTGATTGTCCTGTTTCTTTTCTTCTATAATATTTTCCATCTGAACTGTTCAGTACGATATCTCCTGCATAATACCCTGTAGTATTTGCTAGAGAATAAACAGGATAAGATGAATCTAACGAGACTTTTTCGATTATTAATGCACTAAAGAACTCGCTTCTGTTTGGTTCTCCCGAATGTATCATAAGTTCAAAATTATCTTTTGGAATATCTGTATATCTACTGTTATTAAGTGAAGTATTTTCTGCTAATAGTCTAAAGTTGTTAACAAATCCACCAAGTTTAGAACCTAATTTAAAATCATAGTTTTTCTTTTTTTGTAAAATGCTCGTTGTATTAAAGCCTTCTTTTTTATTATATATTGTAACACCTTCTGCTACTTGAGTTTTATAATCATAAAAAACTTTAAAAGGTTTTGTTAACATCATTAAAATAAATTCAATAAATGGGTATTCACTTGAACGTCTCCATGCCATTTCTGTCGGAGAGCCATCACCAAATTCCCAATCTTCATCCATCAAAACAATTTCAGAATTTGTAATACTACTGTTAAAAAACAACTCATTAGGTTCTTTTAATACACCATTGCTATCAACTGGGATAGGAAGATTTGTAATATTATAATCGGCAAATAATGTAGTCCAAAAATGAATTGTATTTGTATCTATTCCATACTTCAATCTAAAATCACCTGGCTCTTGTGATAGACCTACTGCTTTCCAAGGTTCAAATAGAGGATTATCTGTGTTATATGCATATTGGTATATTCCTCTCCAGTGTCCGGGAGAATCTGCATCTATTGTTCTGTAGTTCCAAGTTTTCCAATCATTTGGGTCAAAGTCTGTATTATGTAGATTGTCAATATTATTTCTAATCATCCACTTCTTAAAGAAAGGATACATTGTATAATTCTTTTCATATAGTTCCCATTCGCTACTTGAACGACGGTATGGTCCGTAATTAAACCTGTCTACATTTGTTCTTGCAGTGTTATCTTCTAAACTATTCCATATAAGAGTTTCGAACATTAATAAAACATCATCTGTTCTATCATTGAATTTAGGAGTTATTGAACCGTCATGTCCTTGAATAAATTCTACTGAGTTTTGATAGTTTCCATCTTGTACACGTCCGGGTATAAACGCTGGATTAATTTTTAAAAATGTTGAACTAGGGGGAATATATGCTTCTTTTACACTGTCAAATTTTCTTAATGCTATTGTATCTGTACTTAATAAGTCTTCTTCGAACTTGATAATATCTCCTGAATCAAGTATTGTATAATCAGGACCCAATCTTAGTACCTCGTCATTTTTGATAACAGTTAATGTTTTATCATCAATTATTTGTCCTAACTCTGTTGGTATAAATTGGTCTTTAGTTCCTAAAACAATATCTAATGTAGTGGTAGCATAATTAGAATGCACTTCGCCGTAGTTTATTTTTAACAAGTTGTCAAAAATACTAATACTCTGTCTTTTTGATAGTCCTATAGTATTGATTGCTTCTTCAAGTATTTCTATATTTGATTTACTTTCACCACCTGCATCACTTAGTATTTCTCTTACAGTTGTAATAAGTTTATTTTTATAACCTTGATATGATGTAGATAAAAATTCAAAAGATTTGATAGGATCATAGTCATCTCTTGACAAAGAAAAGTATGCATCTCTAACATCAATAGAGTTTACAACCATAACACTGCCCTGGTCGTTGTGTCTAGTTTTTAAAATATTATTACCTAGTTTTCTGTAGTTGTTAACACCATTAGGCTCACCTGATAACCCAGGCGTTGTTTCAATAATTCTGACAAAATGTTCATACCAAGTTGAATATGGTATCTGAGAATTCAAATAAGATTTATTATCTACGTTGTACTCTAACGAGTGATGCAATCTTTGAAATCCTGTGTCTCCGTCTGTAGTAACTGGATTATTTGTACATACATCAACATGAACAAACCCAACAGGGTCTGCATTCACATTAAATGTAATATCATTGCCAGTAACAGTATAATTGTTTATTTGTTTTATCCCGTCAATATACACATCCACTGCTTCTGCATTTTTAGGAGTTTGTGATAATGTTAAAACTCTTTTAGCATCTCTACCAAATTCTTTTCTATAGTTTCTATAATCAAAATTTGATTTTATATACATATCATTGTGAGTAGTCGTATTGTTTGGTGCAAATACTACCTTGACATCTAAAGTTTGTCCTGATGCAACAGTCAGTGTTTCATTTACAGTATCATCTACAATATACCCATGTTGTAATACAAGTCCGTTGGAATCTGGTACAATAGTTATTTTATTACCCACAATCGTATAATTAGTATTTTCTACAAGTTCATATGTGTCTGTTCCATTATCGACAAATACTGCGGCTACGCCTGCAAAATTGCTCACATCGTTTACTAAATCTATACTACTAAAAGGAGTATTTAAATTTTTAATATGTTCAGCATAATGAAATTGAGAATTATCAGTTACATCAGTTTCAAATAAAAATTCACTTGTGTAATCACCTGAATTAACTACTGGAATAAATCCTAGTTCTTGGTCTGCTTGATATAATTCACTATCACCAACCGTATATGAAAAAATCTTTGCGTCTGTTATATAAGTACCAGACTGGTCATACATTTTAAATTTAGGAAATTCCCATTCACTGATATTTAACATGCTATCAGCTAATTCTATTTTATTATCAAATTCAATAATAGGTCTTTTTGCTTGTTCTATTAATGTATAGTTGTCATCTGTAATCTTATCTCTAATATCATCATAATGATACCAGGAGTTTACAACACTGAACCAGCTAGAACCAGGTCTATCTATTGTAACATAATGTTTGTTATTATTTTGTGTCAAAGAACCATCATTTACAAATCCCGGTTTCACCCAATAGTACATAGACCAGTTAACAAACTTGTCTAAGTCAATAGGAATATTAACTGTTTTCTTTTCTGTATCGAATAATCTTCTGTGGTCATTTGTTAATGCACCTTTATTAAAAAGAGCATTTAACAAATCTTCATAAAAAACTTTTTGTTCATCACTTGAATATACAGGCTCAAGCCCATAATTTTCACGTGTAAATGCATGAGGAGGGAAAGACAAATAAATGTCATGTTCTGCGTTTATACCTTTTTCTTTTCTACCAACATATGCTTTTACTTTTTCCATGTCCCCTTGTGAAAAGACACGTTCTAGAGTAGTTTCAAAAATAGTTTCTAGTTCACTATTTTTTAAATGTCCTGGTAAAAAATCATAAATCTTATTGGCCATAGTCTGTCACATCCTCGCCTTGTAATTCTGTTTGTGAGATTGCTGAAATTATTTTTACATCGGCTGATGTTGTAACACTTAAGAAAATCTCATTTGGTTCACTAGTAATACTTAGCAAGTCTGTAAAACCACTTGTTGAGAATTTAGGTGTTATAACAACACTAGCAATATAGTTGCCAAGTTGCTGATGTAAATAAGATGCTAATTCTGAGAAGTAGAATGTATCACCAAAGTCCCAATTATTTAAATCAAAATATTCATTAACTTTTGCCGACACCGCAGTTTTAACTTCACTGTCAGTATATGCAGTTCCAGATTTTTTGACAACTTTAAACATTGCTTGATTTTCGGGTTGTGCAAACGAGCCAAACAAATATTTAAACTTAACTGGTACATAACTAATATGGTCTGCTATTGCGGCTTTTGGTTCAATAGAACTCATCAACGATTTTAATTCATAGTTATTAGGAGCAGTAGGTATAGTTGCCTTGAACCCACCTGCAATCCATTTGTTTACTTTTCGCACATAATCACTTGTAAGAATATAAATGTCAACAATGTTACTTGTACTAGGATCGATGCGTTTATCTAAATCTGCATAATGATCCCATCTAAAACTCATGAATGGATCTTCTGTGAAACTTCTTCCTTGTACGACTCGGTATTTTGTGGACCCAAAGTATATACATGTAGGATCATCATCCACCAGTTTATAATCTGTATCCTCAGCTAACACACGCCATACTCCATTGGTATACACCATCCACTCGCCGTCAGTTGGTAGATTTGGATCATCCCCAACTTTATACCAAAGTCTAAAGTCAGGGTTATTACTTTCGGGCACTAGACCAGTTCCGCTCTTACTTTTACCCGCTGTTGCTACCTTAGATACTCTTTCGAATTTTTTAGAACCAATAGTATACTCCTCTGTAACGATATCAGATGCGTTATCGCCTGTAAATATATCTAATATACCATATGGGTTTCCCGATGTATCCATAGGTAATAATTTAACTCTTGTTTCATCTATATAACCTGTATTAGTTAAATAGTCATCATGGACATATGCTATTTCTTGTTGATATGTTTCACTTGATTTAGTTTGTACTTTGTTCAATGTAATGTCCGCAACTACTCTCACTGCAAATGTTCCTATATCTGTTGTAGTACTACCGTCACCTTTTAACACATCGATATCCGTATTACCTACGATATCCAATGTCCAAAATATAATTTTATAATTTGTTACACCTGTTCCAGAACTAGATTCAAGAGTAACATGTTCTGTATCAATATAAGTGCCACTAGAATCTCGTAAACGCAAAGTTTCTTGCGTTAAGGTTTCTGGTGAACTAAACTCAATTTCTCCATATGCAATTTGTTTGAATCTAATATCCTGTTGAGTCTCGTCAGCAAGATTAATTAGACCAGTTGCAAATCCGTAAGTAAATTTATATTTGCCGGTATCAGTATCTATACTTGTAACAAATATATTTTTTACACCTGCATCTCCCACAGCGGCCGTTTCAAACGTCTTGCCTTCCGCAGTTAATTCACTTTCATCCATCCAGAAAAAGTTTCCTGTAGTTGGCGCAATATCCAAATAAGTTTTTGATGGTTTTCCTTTAAAGCCATGAATATCACTTAGGTTCTGTGTAGTAACCGAAGAGTATATACTTGCAGATGAGGCCGTGCCTCCTTCTATTTGTATATGTCTGCCTGATATATTATATTCCGTTGATTCAACAACTGTTTCATTTAATGAAATATCATCCAAAGATGAAGTGTATTTTGATATATCATCTACTTCTAAACTTAATCTATGTTCTGGTGCCGCACCAATTATATTATTCGGTGATTCAGTAGTAATTTTAATACCATCAGTAAAAATTTCGCCTTCAGGAGATACTAACTCATGTCTAATGGCATCAGTCTCTACTGAAAACTGTTTTACTTGTGTATCTTCAATTAATTGCAAGTTTGCATCAGCACCTGTATTTTTAAATACAGCATCAAATGTGGCGCCTGTTTTCGTTTCACCATTTATAATGTTAGTCGTTGATGTATAGTTTTCTAGGCTACATACATAACCAACTGTAATAATATCAGTTCCATCTGGCTCAGTTGTTTCAGGCCCACTTCCACCTTCATCATAATAATTTATTAAAATCTTATCACGCTCTGCTAAGTTTGTTTCATTATCAACTATAACTTCTTTGTTGCCGTAATAGAATTTAACTTGGTCACGACTTTCAAAAACTATTTTCTTACCTTTGATATATGCTGTATATTCTGTTTCGTTTGTTCTAAATCCTGGCTCATATTTATAAAATACAACTATTTTACGACTGATATCTGTTTCACCGTCCCAAATATTCCATTTCCATGTATCATCGTTAGTGTCTAAATCGTAATATAAAGTAAAAGATTGAACTTGTGCATCATCAATTTTTTGTGTTTTTATTTCATTAATTTCGTCCTCGGTAAATTTCATTCTAATGTTTTTAATAATCTTTACTAGAGTACCACTACCTTCTGCAATCATCTTATCTAATACAAGCGATGGTTGATTTCCATTAGTTTTTCTAACTACTTTTGAATAATAAATTTCATCTGAATCGCCTTTTATTTTTACAATATCACCTTCTTTTGCCTCGATAGGATTATCAAAAACTATTTCTAAGTTATTCTGTGGATCTTTTGTCCAAGCACCTTCTGATGTAGGTACATCTATATTAACATTGCTATTGGTTCTATAACGATAAAAATATTCATTTACTATTGCTGGATGTCTTATAGCTTTTGAAAGTTCGTTTCTAATAAAATCTACAGCTTTACCACTATCTCTATTATAACTCAAAGAAATTTTTAATGCATCTGTCCAATTGGGTGGATTATTAACTATATCTTCATATGAAGGTTGTTCTCCGCCTTCGTTTTCGATAAAGATAGAACCGTCTGTTCCTGTTATACTTAAATTAGAATGATGACCCGTAACGTCATCCATTTCAAAATAACGTGAATTGCCTGAAAATGTTGTGTTGACTGCTTTAACTTTTCTTACAACATTGTTGCCCAATGTTAAAGGATAAATGTTGTAGTCTTGTGCATTAACCATTCTATCTTGTGAGTAGTATGCCTTTTGTGCAATCCTTCTTACACTTGTAAATGTTTCTGCCGCAAAGTTTTCAGCAAAGTCACGTGTGCTTTGTAGTGATAGGGTAATTCTATAACTCTTATCATCTGTGCCAATGTATGGAATAGAGATTTCTACATTTTTAATATCACCTGAATTTATAGAGTAATTTTCATTATCACATGTTCTATACCAAACACGATAGTCACCGAATGCCGCATTTCCAAATACGCCATCAGGATATCTTAGTTCAACTGAGTTATCTACATTTGTATGAACACTTACTAAGTCTCCTGAACCTGTTCTAAGAGAATTATAGATTGCAGTTTCACGTGTATTATTGTCAACTTTAGTAACACTTGATTTATACGCACCACTTGATGTGTCAAATTTTTGTACCCATACATCTGAATTAGAAATGTTTGAATCATCAATTACTTCAACTCTATTTGAAAGTTGAGACTGATATCTAAATAATTCGCTTTTTAGTTGTCCTGCTTTTGTAGTAACAAAGAAACCAGTTCTGTCACTGCCAGGTCCTAAGTTATCGTTTCTGTTTAAGATTGTAAAATTATTAGTAGCAATAGGTTCGCCCTCAATAATTTTATCATCTTCTATTACAGTACGCACTGCTTCAAATCTTCTATTTGCTCCTGCAACATTTGTTGAGAAAGCATATGCTAAAGATTTAGATAATGGGTTTTCGTTTACTTCATAAAGGTAATTTTCTATATTACCTACTGTAAGTGAAGCACTTGGATCTTGAATTTTTGTATTTTTATTGAAAGAGGCGTTTAAGACTGTTATAAATTTTTCATACCAATCAACATCATTAGAGTCGTTCCAGTTAACAACGATACCAGCGAGAGAATTACCTTCGTTGTCTGCAACATCTTCTGTGGTCGTTACACTTGTGATTTTCATCATACCACGTGCATTGATAGGCCTTGTTTTTATGTAGCCCAATGTTTGTGCCATTCGCAAGATACTTAAACGGCGTTCCGCTGTATCTAGGAAGTTTTCACGTGTGTTCATGTCATTTCTAAATGCTAGAGAATGACCTAGGTATGCAACAAGGTCTAGAATTGCAATAAATTCTGAACTTGCTATAAAATCGTTAAATTTATCTGGATATGTTCTGCTTATATACGCAAGTAAACTCTCACGTATGCTATCAAAATCATAAGCCTTCAAGCTAACATTGGTAAATGCCGTATAGACACTGGTCCAACTTTCACTTGCGAATAAGTTATCTATTCTATCTTGACTCATTTTATTCTCTCTGTAGGTCTATTGTTAATGTAATCGGCTCTTTCTCTGGTAATAAATCAACCGATATTGATGCTGTTACTGTATGGTCTGACTCAGTTAAGTTAATACTTGTTAAGTTGACCCTTGGTTCATCGTTGATAATCTGTGTTAAATCTTCTTCAATTAGCTTTTTAATGTCTGATGTTAGCGGTTCAAATACTAGGTCATGAACGATTGACCCATACGTAGGCATCATAATTCTTTCGCCTTTACGTGTCATTATATTGTTCAATAAGTCTTCAACCACTAACTCTTTACCTGTTAGTGTGTGATTGATTGCTTGTTTGTTCTTAGTACTAAAACCTATAAATCTTGCCATTATATACTCTCTTTACTATTAAGAGTATTTATCAACATATAAACTTCGTACTTTTACTGTTGACTTTATGATTCATTTTATGTATAATAAATGAAATTATAGGAGAATAAATAAAATTATGCCTAATCTAGTACCTATGGTCATTGACCAAACTGCAAACGGAGAACGTAGTTTCGATATTTTTTCTCGTTTGCTTAAAGAACGAGTAATATTTCTTACAGGCGAAGTCAATGATTATCAATCAGACTTGATTTGTGCCCAACTTCTATTCTTAGAAGCTGAAAATCCAGAGAAAGATATACATTTTTATATCAATTCACCAGGAGGACATGTAACTGCTGGTATGGCTATCTATGATACCATGCAATTTGTCAAACCAGATGTTTCTACAATGGTTCTTGGACAAGCATGTTCTATGGGTTCACTCTTAGCTACTGCCGGAGCAAAAGGTAAACGATACATGTTACCTAATGCCAGACATATGATACACCAACCAAGTGGCGGTGCCGGTGGACAAGCTACAGATATGGAAATTCAAGTACAAGAAATTCTAAAAACAAAAGCACGATTAATTCAGATATACGTGCAACACAATACAGCCGGAAAAAACTATAATGATTTGTATGGTGATATGGAGCGAGACAACTTCATGAATCCAGAAGAATCATTACAATACGGTCTTATTGATAAAATCATCGATAAAAGACCAGAGTAACTATCTAGAAATAATGAGAAGGAATACCCCGATGTCTACAAAGGATATCATCCGTAATAACTGGCCTGCGGTAGAAGAACGAATAAGAACTTTGTTTAATAAGTATCGTTCAGAATTTGAAAAAGACGGTATCGAATTCAGTACGAAACAACAAAGTGAACTAATGAGTGAGATTGCTCAAGTAAGTTTTCTTAATATTCTTAAAGAAAAGAATATTAACACGGAAGTCAAAGTAGGTGTAAATGTTGCTGATGTTTATATCAACGGAGATCCAATTGAAATCAAAACATGCGGTGCTGATAAGTGGCAAGGGGGTAGCTTTTCAAAGCGTCCCGGCTTATATCTCTTATTGAGTTGGAAATACAATGATTCTACAAAATTATTTTGTGCAATGCAAGATATGGTTGAATCTGATTGGCGTAGTCATATGCTCAATGAAGATAAGAAAATGAAGAAAAATGCAACCTATTATGGTACGTGGTACGGGAAAAAAGAACTAGTTGAAGACAATAGATATGAACTTCTAACGGGAAGCATTGATATTATTGATAAAAAGAAAGACGGTTCACCAAGAAAAGTACCAAATATACACTTTAAATGGGTGTAAAAACTTGACAGATTCTCGATTCGTAGTATACTATATGTATATTAAATGAAAGAGAGGATCTAACTATGACTACATATCAAGAAGTTGCTAACGAGGCAAAAACACAGGCTGTACAAGCCGTTGACACATTTTTCAATAACGTTCTAAAAGGTGAAGACCAATACTCATGTGGTTTTGCATGGGTTACAGTTTATCCTGAAAACAAGGGTAATACTAAACTCGGTAAAGCAGAACGTAAAGGTTTAGAATCTATTGGATTTAAAAAAGACTGGACAGGCAAAGCATGGCAGTTGTGGAATCCAGGTGATTACGCAGGTCAAAATATTGATTGTAAAGAAGAAGGTGCTCAGGCTTATGCCAAAGTAATGAAATCACATGGCTTCAAAGCATATGCAGGATCACGATTAGACTAAAAAACTTGACAGATTTAGGAATCGTGCTATTATATAAACATGATGAAGGAGACAGATATGAGTAAATTCGTTATTGAAACTGCTATTCGTGAAAACTATGCCGCTCATAATGATGATTGGGATGGTGTCTCAGAATACTGGAAAAACAAAGGTGGAAACACTTACGTTATAGAGGCAGATACAGCCGAAGAGGCTAAAACTGTTATCGATTTAGTTACATCTTCAAGTAATGCATACGAAGAAAACTTTTTTGACTTCTTCCCATGTGATGATAATTTTGAATCTGAATTTGTTAAATCACAAAAAGAATTTGATCCAAAGGGTTGGGAAACATTATATACTGATAACCTTATTCGTAAGAATAAAAAAGGAGATTGGTATATGAAACGTGGTTATGTTGTTGGTGAATTTCAGAAAGGAACTCAGTATGAACATCTTGTTGGCAAGTTTGTTGGTAATGTCGATAATCTTAGTACAGGCAAATGCGTCCTTAAAATTGAAGGCGATACCCGTACTAGTTTAGTTTAAGGAGAGAGAATGAAAACATTCACATTTGAAAATCATTTAGGTGACACGTTTGTAGCTAAAGCAGAAAACGGTCTTGACGTAATGGAAGATGCAAATCGCAAAATATTGTGGCCAAACTGGAAAGACGGAATGTGGCAACAAGTATCTGACACAAAATTTGTTTGGGTTTTAGGTAACTTTTTCGACTAAAAACTTGACAGATACACGAATCGTGTTATTATAATTACATAATCAAAAGAGAGAGGTTAATATGAAAGTTTCAGTTATACATTCAGCATTCGATGATACTCCCCACGTTGTAGCATTTGTTGATGCTCCGAAAGGAACAGAAGAAATGGAAGCACTTGAATATGCTTATCGTTGGACAAACAATGTAATGGGTTCTTGGTCAATCAAAAAAGAAGTTTTTGAAGGCGGAGAATCTAACGGTGACTTTAATCCTAATGTCACTGTAATGGCTCCACTTCATGTTGATGATAGTGGTAAGGAATGGGGGTTGCGTTCCACATCTGTTGGTGACCAAATGCTTGTTGGTACTAAAAAGTATGAAGTTGCTAGTTTTGGTTTTAAGGAGGTTGCATAATGGCAGTAGTTCAAAAAAACAATGTTCGTGAATACAAAATCGATTTAGATAGTTCGGCAGGTAATGCCTTCTATCTATTGGGTACGGCGCAAGGTCTGTGTCGTGACCTCGGTCTTGATGGTAATCAAGTTATCGAGGAAATGAAGTCTGGAGATTATACTAATCTCGTAAAAACTTTTGACAATTATTTTGGAAGTGTTGTTACTTTAGAAACAAGTGATGAAACTTTACTGAATGCATTGTCGTAACAAAGAAAGGGTTGTATGTCTAAACAAGAACTAAGAGAGCCTGTAAGGGTTAAAATCAATGGTATTGATGTAACAAAAGATACCACAGTTGATGATGCATATCGTGTTCAAAAACTTATGCAATCAATGAACCCAGATTCTAAGATAGAAATCGTAAATGTAGAACCCACTCAGGGTTATACTAAATCTATCTACGAATTTTAACTAAAACCAGGTACGTAACTCCACATTTTTGCAGTACGTATTTTCATAGCGGCTAGTTTCTCATCAAACTGGCCGTTATTCTTTTTTATATTTGTTTGAATTTCATCTGTAATATCATACCACTTTTCATTATTAATTAAACTAATGATATGGTGATTTTCAATTTTTTCTACACCTTCCTTGAAGAAGTAAAAACATAATGCATCAAATTGTGGTTGTGATAATTCTTTTTTAACAAACTTTTCTAAAACATTTCCAATATTTCTTAGTTGTTTTTCTAATATAAAGTTTGCCATTGGCTTTGTAATCTTACCACTGGATATATCAATTCTTTGTGAAGCAACAGTTACAAATCCATATTTTATTTCTGTATTGGTAACTTGATATCCGTAACCTATTTTATTATCATCTGCCATTTCTAATACTGGTTTTTCCGTATCTATAATTGCGTCTTTGCTCATTGAACTAAACACTAAATCAACGATAGGAAATGTAGTTAATCTAACATGTGATAAAATATAACTTGGTTCACCTGTTTCTTTATATCCAGTACCCAAGTATGTTCCGTAAGGTGTAATTACATTCAACGGAAGTTGAATATAATTTAATAATGAACCTTTTCTTTTATCAAAAATCATTATGCTAATCTCACACTTGTTGTTCCAGTAACATCAGAATTTTCTGCTACTTTATATTGACGATTTAATTTATACGCACCACGTTCAACACTTGCGGCTGAGAAGTGCATAGGATCCCAAGGTCTTGACCAATTACCTCCCCAACCCAATCCGTGTTTTGCGGCAATACTGCCTATGTTTAGTGGTAAATCACAACCAAAATTTCCACCTCTACTTCCACTTGGGTCCCAACCACTTGGTGCAGTTGAGGCGTAACCATTTGGTGAATAAGCATTAATATCTATTGCGGCACCCATCGAATGGAAACTAGGTTTGTTTCCGCCCCTTGTTGTTCTATTTACATAACCATGTAATGTTCTAATCTCATACCCTGTTGCTTCCAAATCATCAATAAGACCCTGGAAGTTTTTCTGAAATATTGCGGCAACTTGACAACCAACACCGTTACTTGCTCTGATTGTTGCAAGACCTTCTCCTGGTGGTAGACCTGGAACATCTTCATTAGATGTCGTATCTTGATTATTTGCAGTCGTTTGTGCTTCTGCACTTGATGGATCTTTAGCAATGTCGTTACCTGCTTTTTGTGAATCAGATGTTTGTGTTGGCGTAGAACCAGAAGAGTCTGGCATAGTAGTTTCAGTACCTCTTAAGAAAGGTTCATGTGTTGGTATCTTAGGAATAATACTTTCATCGATTTGTGTATTTTCTAAATTCTGTATATCTGGTTGTGCAGTTAGTGGAATATCATAAGCAATAGAAGCCATAGGACCATTCAAATGTAAATGATTGCCTGTTGTTACGTACATGCTTGTTGATACCTTAACATGCTTAGAACCACCACTCTCAAAGAACATACTACCTTTAGTTTTTGTATGCATTTGATTTCCAATATTCACATTATAATTGTCACCACTTCTTACATTAATCTTTTCGCCTGCTTCTATGTTTATGTTTTTGTCTGCACGTAAATTAAAATCTTTTTCTGTTCTTAATGATAATGAGCCTTCAGCATAAACCATAACTTCACCATCTGCTCCTATCTCTACCCAACCAGAACCCGAACTATTCACTGCATATATAAAATCATTTGTACCATCAACAATGACTTGTGCGCCACTGCCTGATGATATTCTAATTTGATTAGGATGAATTGTGCCATCGTCACCTACAGATCCGTCGTCCATTGATATATAATTTCCGCCAGGTGTAGATAGACCGTAAACTTTTGAATGTTGTGTTGTTTCATAGTTTGCATCTCTGTGTGGACTTGCAGTTGTTTGTCCTCTTTTGTTATCAGAATATATACCTTGACTAGCAGTATTGGCATTTATATTTGCATTTTCTTGTTCGTCTTCTGGTGTATTAACTGCATCACGCATTGTTATTGGTCTAACTTTAGCAGAAGGAACATCTTTAAAGACACCGTCTCCTTGTCCAGTACCATCTGACTTTGCTTTACCACTTGCGGATGTTACCGCAGGTACTTCTTGTGAAACTGCGAACCAATACCCTTCATTTAAATCACCATTGTCTGCAAAGAAGACTAAAATTGTTACACCAGCATCTGGTGGGACTGCAAACATACCATAAGAACCTTGAGCATTTGCACCACCGAAACCAGATGCATATTGAAAATACATTGGTTCATCTGGGTCGCCATTTAATTTAGGAATATAAGCCGCAATACGTCCTCTGCCTTCAGGATCTGGTTTACCACCAACCGTTATGGCTTTGTAAATACCACCTTGTAGATTTTTAAGTATAGGATTTTCTAAATGCTTTCTAGCATCTAAGATACCTTTACCTAATAAGTTGTCGTTAGAGTTCATTGTATTCCTTTATAATTTTCTTTTTTAAAATGTTTAATGTAGAGTAACCGTAATGCCCACAATCAAGTCTATCAACAATACTACCCTCTCCATTAAACATTTTGATAATTTTGAATCTTCTTTCTGGTGTATCCATTTCTTCTAGATATTTATTAATCACTTTTTTATCGTTATAGTGCAAATTATCACCCCATGAATCATTTTGAATATATATTACATTCCAATTCTTGCTTCTTGTTATCCAATCTAATCTTCTTATATTGGTTTCTAAATGCTTTAACATTGTTTGAGTATAAGAAGTTTGTTTTTGTACTATATCTGCCCAAACGTCTGTTAATGGTTTCCTTATAGTGTCTCGTATACTTTTATCCTCACTATCAAGTAATAAATCTGGGTGCAACTGTGCCATAATATCATAACCTCTTACATCATTGGTATCATATATACTGGTTCTGCTTTTTATAGTATTTGGTTTTTCTATATCTAAATAATAATCATATCTGTACATTGAAGAAAAACTAATTATAATAGTTTTTGTTTTTTCTGAATTTTTATCATTTGTCCATTGTTCTAATCTAGTAATAATTCTGTTATTTCCTAAACCACCTCTTGCTAAATTTATAAACAATGTTTCTGTCGCACCTGTTCTTAGTAAATGAGATATATCATATCGTTTTGGCATTGACGCACAAAACATAAAACTATCACCAAATATAGGAACAATTTCTTTTACTGTGTCTATATCAGAAATTTCTGTTCTAGTTGGATATTCACTCTCCCATTTTTCTTTGGGGTCATCGAATCTTTTATCAAAATCGTTATTAATAATGCTACCTTTATTAACTTTAGCCCATGAAAAATCTGATAAAACTGAAAACTCACTAGACATTAGTTAACTCCTTCTGCGATATTATCATCGACCCTTACATTGATACCGAAATGGTTAGGTTTAGTGTTTACCCGTAATTGGTGTGCACCGGACGATGACACGGTTCCCTTTTTATGAATTCCTGATTCACTATCACCGGTTGATATCGAGTCAAAATTATTTGCAATATCATTCTTGATAGCATTGACTGTTCCTATTGTCCAACCACCTGTACTGTTTACTGTATTTTGTATTTCTGTAGGTACTTGATATTCTTGTACTTGTCCATTTTTATCAAGGTACTTAACTGGTTGAAATTCAGATACATCAGGATATCTGAATTGAAAAGTTTCTCCACCTAATTCTTCGTCTACCACTATCGCAGGTAAATCTTTTTGTTGATTGGCAAGGTTATCATATATGGATCTTGCCGCATCTAATTCTTTTGCATCACTTTCGGTAATTTCCGATGTGGCGTTACCTACCTCACTATATTTTAACTGTGCTGGCTTAGAGCCAGGTAGTTCTACAAGTTCTTGTGTTTGTTGTAATTGTAATATTTCGTTTTGTTGCTCTACTGGTAATCCATCAATAACTTGTTTCACTTTTATTCCGTTGTTGCTTTCCAATGCTTCTACAAGTTCTTGTTTTGACTCTTCTGATAGAGTTGTCTGGTCCATCCGTACGTAGTTTTCGTTTGTTACAGTATATGTGTTTGGTGGGGGAGGAGGCACTGTAATAGTTCCGTCATTGTTGTCTATATAAACATCCGGTAAAACATCTGGTTTAGGTATAATTACTGGATCATCTATTGTTGTTTTCATATCATTATCAGTTACAAAATGAGAACCACCTAGATTACCATTAATTTCTTGAACTTCTGTCATAACCAATGGACTTGAATCTACTTGCTCTATAAGTATCTGTTGTCGAACTTCTTCAAGTTTCTGTTCATCTTCTGTTCTACCTTTATTTGTAAAATACCATCCATCTAGGTCATCTTCTAGTTCAAGTTCATCTGCTTTTAATTCTGATATAGTTTGTCTTTTTTCTTTGTCAATAATTTCGTTTCTTACTTCACCTCTTACACCCGATGTTGCATTTTCTGTAATTTTGTTTATAGCATTTTCATTTGCCTTTACTTCTGCATATTCTTCATCTGTTAAATCGTGTAAACTTCTACCTTTAATGATATCTTTATTTTCATTGTGTAGTGATTCTACTTTATCATATTCTTGTGCGGTTAATGTTTTTGTACCAGTATCAAAATTATATTCCTTTGTTCCGAGACCAGTTGCTATACTTGTTTGTTTGTGGCTCATGCCACCTTCATAAAGTTCTACGTCACCATTGAGCAATGCGTCTGTTCCTGCTTTACCGAACAACCCTCCTGGTTCTAGTTCTGTCATTACTTGATTCGGATTAATAACTGCATCATTATTGCCTAAATAACTTCTGTTCATGTCTTTGTTTATTTGTTCATTCCAAGCATCTATTTCATTTTGGTCTACACCAACAATACCGTCTGAAATTGCTTCTTGTCCTAATGATTCATAGGTATTATCTAACATTGCAATAGTGGCAGGAGAAACTGTTGTTCCGTCATCTATTGACTCATTTATTATATTTCTGGCTTCATCTGCATCACCAAAATGAGTTGCGATTTGTTGACGTCCCATTGATAAATCTGTACATGCCGCTTGGTTTCCTAGATTACACAGGTCTTGTAGTTGACTAGTAACAAGTGCTAATTGTTTTGCGTCTGCTTCCTCTGGAATACCATCAACACCGTTATTGTCAATAAAAAGACTGGTTGCATTTTTGTAGGCAGCCGATGCCCCAAGATAGGCCGCATCCGTATTTTGAACTACTACTGTATCACCTTCACCATCACCATCTGTGTCTACTAAGGCGTTACCGGCACCAACTGGAACTCCAATATTGCCTGCCTCTTCTGCTTGTCCTTCTGCGTCTTTACCAGTACCATCACCGCCTGTCCCTGTACCATCGTTTATACCAAGTTCGGGTTCGATATATGAATATTTTCTTAACCATTCATCGCCCCATTGGTCTGGAAATTGATTACCACCAAATGTAGGTCTAAATTCATGAAAAGTAGACGCCGCTGGAAATTTAACTAATGAAAGTGTTTGGCTAAACTGTCCTCCACTAAATTGATGAGTGATTTCATTAACCATGAAAACCATTGTTTCTAATCTTGACTTTTTTATACCATCACTGTTTGATGCGTCTTGACCTACTCTATCTGCATCATTTAAGAATACGCCTTCTGCTTTATCTACTACAACGATAACAAAGTTATTACCATTGATTAGTGCAGTATGCATTTTTAATGAATCTGATGAATTGTTTTTACCGAAGTTCCCCTTTTCAACTTCTATTGGAAGGAAAGATTCTAACCAATAAGGATCACCTTTAATGGTCATTGTAGCATTCATCATGCTTATGTTGGCATATTTTCCTTCATAATATTTTTCTTTTGCAAGTTCTAATGCTTCTCTATTTGAATTTTTTATTACATCTAATTTAGTTGGATTTTGTAATATTGGTTTAACAACTCTATCAAAGTTTACAGGATTTTCTACCAGCGTTTTCATTAAGTCGTTAAATTGTTCTAGACTTAATTTTTTTATCATTTCTTTATCAAGTTCTTCAATCAGTAATATATCTTGTCCATCACCGCCCTCTGATAACAATCCTAAACTCTGCCAAGAATCTGCTATAGCAGACGTACTTTCTACTGCTTTTTTAGATAGCATATGCCCAAGTGCTTCTCTTGTAAGGTCATCATCTTCTCGTTGATTCGCTTCAAGTTCTGTCAACGCTTGATTGGTTGCTAACTTGGCATCTCTTACCGCATTATTCAATGCACCAAAATTTCTTCTAGTTTCACCTTTAAATATATCGTTAAATATTTCGTATGCCGCAGAACCGCCTCTTGTGTTTGCTTCATCATTTTGTAAAGCGTCACGTAATCTATTGACATCACCTAATTCTATTAATGCTTCAATATAGTTTCTGTCTTCACCATAGGTGTCATTAAGTCCAGACGCTCTAACTTTTTCTCTAAATCGATTTACAATATCTTCATTTAAATTATCTAATTCTGATATTAGTTTTTCTGAAACTTCTTCTTTCTTTTTAAATTCTTTATTAAGAACATCTGCTTCTGCTTCTAATTCTGTTAATTTTTGTTGGGCTTTTTCATCTATAAGTTTTCTATAATCTCCTATAGATTTAAGAAAACTATTTGCCATATAAGCATCGCTAGGTTTAGAATAAACTTTTTGTAACTGCTGTCGTAAGTTTATTGAAAAGTCCATAATTTGGTCATTCAACCCTGTGTAAGTATGATAATATCTTTTGTTACATCTTCCTGTTAAAAATACTTCTTTTAATATTTTTGCAGTTGCACCGACAATTTGTGCATTGTTAATTTGATTTTGAGGCAAGATGTTTCTGTGACAAGATATATGATATGTAACAATATAAGAAGTTGTGCCAGTTAAAATATTAAATCCATTTGGCTTAGGTTCACCATGAGGTTTAATATAAAAAATATCACTCATCGTATCTTTGGAATCAGTTAATTCTTCTTTGATTTGTTTTGCATTTAAAATTATACTTGTCACACAATCATAAATGCCTGTACCTGGTTGAACAACACCTTGCTGTTGACCTATTTTTATTGCATCTGTTTTTTCAGTTTCATTACTAGCAGAAGACATGTTAGGATTGTTTGGGTCCTTCATTTCTGCTTGTGCATATTTCTGTTTGAAATCATCATCCATAACAAACTTAAATTCATTACGGAAGTCTGAATCACCGATTACAGCATTTTTCAATATGTTTTCATTTAGCTTATTAAAGAATTCTTCAAGTGTTTCTCCAAGTGTATTTTTTACATCAAAGTTAAAATTACTTTCAGCTTGTGCTATTGTTGCCAATGAAACTATTTCGTCATTTACAATAGTACCTGTAAGTCCTGTAGCAGTTCCTCTTGCATCTGTAGTTGTATCTAAATCTCTAAAATTGTTTATCTTAAAAGGTAGAACTTTTGTAGCAGGTAATTTTTTTACGTTATTGTTTTCATCGTAACCAATAAAGTTTATTTTCATAAAGAAAACTGCATTTTGTATATTTGGATACCCACATAGTATAACGGTATTATTCAGCATATCGGGTAAAGAAGTTCCGCCAACTTGTGTTATAGAAAATGAAAGTGTAGTGGCAGTTCCTGCCATTCTACTAACACTGTTTGCACCATACCCTCTACCATCAACAACTAAATCATGTATATTCAATTCTGTACTCACACCGGTTTTTGCAATCGTTACTTTTTGTGCAGACGCCGGAGGCCATGCATCATTTACAACATCCAAAAGTAAGTCAGGCGTGTTTTCGAATTTTCTATATTTTGCTTCTGCTTGTTTATTAACACAAAATAGTTCTAAATTATATGTATAACTTTGATACACATCTAGTTCATTATCCCAAAACAAATTTTTAGATTCCATTTGTTTTATAACTTGTGCTAGACTTGTAGCATTGTTTAAAATTTGATTTTTTGTTTCTACAGAATCTTCATAGTTTAATTTTTCTTCTCCTACAGGAACAGGGTCTTGGTCTGATTTTATCTGCGACAAAGCATCATCATCAGTTACTGGTACAACTTCTTCATCAACTGTACCATATGCCATACCCAATCCAGTACCAATACTATCAGAAAAATATTCTTCTGCTTCTGCTCCACCTTCCATACGTATCATTGCAGAAACCATCTTTTCTGCTAATTCAGGATTTGCACTTAAGTCTACTGGAGAATTTGGATCCACACCCATTCTTTCGGCAACAAAGTTTGTGTAATTGGATGTATTGTTTTCATTGGGAGGAGCCCAACGATTAATCATATCATTTACTGTTGTTAAGCCGTGCTTGTTTTGATAAGTCTCTAATGTTTTACCCATTGCACGAACACCATGTTCTGGTGTTGCATAGGTAACGAATCTTCCGTCATCGCCGGTTTTACCAACCCAAGCAGTTGAGTTAGATTCTATATTTCCTGGGTTATTATTTCTTGCACTTCTTACTGTCATTGTACTTACTTCATATCGTCTATTGATGCTTTGCTAGGTATTCTAATTCGAGTACCAACAGAAAAATCTCTTATAGGATCTTCTATAATGTCAGGGTTTCTTTTTGCAAAAATCCACCAATATTTTGAAGTGCCGTACAATTCATAGCTACACAAGTCTGGTCTCATGTCATAATGCTGTGGTACAGTGTATAGTTCATCTAAAGGATCAAACTCCAGATAAACATTATTCATAATATCCAGTACTTTATTTTTTATTAACCCTGTTTTCTTCCAAGGAGATGTTGGATCATAAGACATTAAATATACCCCTTACTTTTTAAATTACCACTTAAGAAATCTCTCATTGTGAAGTTCTCTCTTACGTTCTTTGGAGAGTATGTTGTTGTTAAAGATAAAACAAATGTTTGTTGTACCGGAACTCTTTCGCCTGATGAAAGAGATATATAGTCAACATCTTGGTCTAAGTTCCATGTAAAATCACGAATCAATACCGGAACGTTTTCATATATGCCATGTGCATAAAAACGTAATACAGGCGGTGGGAGACCGGGATTTTGTTCGAACTTACCAAAGTTCATCTTTAAAGCGCCTCTAAAAAACTGACCCATTGCTAACACTGTTCTTGCTTCTTCCTCACTACGAATAATAATCGGAGCCGCCATGTTAAATTCAGTGTTTGATGCCATTTCAAATGCACGTTGTTGAAAATTAGAATGTGCCAAATCATACGAACTATAACCAGTTTGTGTGATAACACTGACCGTAGGAGTATAAGGAAACTGTACTCTTGTAAGTCCAGTTGCCGCCAACCTACCACTTGGGTCTGACATGTAAACCGGTTGTGGTTCAAGATATAAATTATCAGCCATTAAATTCTCCTTCTTTTGTGTATTTATCGTTATATAAAGTTCGTAGTTTAAAAAAGTTCATATTTCACTTGACAAGTGCATTCAAAATAGTATATAATAAAGTATTAATAGGAGCAAAACCATGGCACGTAGAGGTCAAAATTATTTAAACAACAAAGATATGCTTAAGGAAATCCATACCTCAAAGGGTAATTACACTTGGTATGAAGACCGAGAAGCATATCATCAATACGATATTATAGTTGATGGAACAAGCGAAATTCGTGACGCTATCCCTCAAGCACAACAAAACCGGGCAGATAGAATGCAAAAACTAGCCTGGGAACTAAATGAAGACAAAAAGAAAAGACAATCTGACTTTTTAGTTGATCCAGAATCAATCGATAAAAACAGTTTGATATTCAGAGTTATGACATTTGACCATATCCCTGATGAACCCGGAAGAAAGAACAATCCA